GGAACTGTCCACTATGAAGGGGGCTTTCTCCCTTCGAATCTGTATTATAACGATTGGAATTTTATTCCAACCGTTGCAGATCCACATTTTGCTCCTGATACATCGGCATATGAACTACAGGCCTATCGTAGAACGAGGCCTAAGATTGAGCATGCTTCTGCTTATGTTTTTGTTCGAGAGTCCCGGGATATCCCGCGGATGCTCAAATCTACCAGTAGATTCTTCCATGACATATGGAAGATCTCTGGCGGAAACATGACAGGAAAAATCATGTCACGTAAAAACGTGGCTGATCACTTTCTCAATCACCAGTTTGGCTGGGTGCCGTTTTTATCTGATTTACGTAAGTTTTATATTACGTATCAGAACGCTGCGGTCATAAAGGGAAGATTAACTTCCGAGAATGATCGCTTTGCACGGCACAAAGTAGTTCTTGATGATAAGTCGACAGATAAGGTATTTGATTCCGGTACTGGCTGGATATGTTATCCAGCCGGCTATTGGATCAATCGCCTAATGACTAGTGGGCAAAGTCCAACATGGGAAATAAGAGAGCGTAAGCACTCTTATGTATCCGCAGTTGGGTCCTACAAGTTCTATCGACCTGAGTTCGACATGAGTTTACCGGATTATAATTCGGCCTGGAGCCGTATCCAACGTGAGTTGGATATTTATGGCCTCAGAATAACTCCTGCGAACGTCTACAAAGCAACACCATGGTCTTGGCTCATAGACTGGTTTACTGAATTTGGCTCCAATTTGGAGACAATGACAGATACACTAGTCGATGGAGTCGCGGCGCAGTACTTGTATGTAATGCGGCACGATTCAACTGAGCTCGTATTTAATCAATACGCGCCATTCAAATCGGGTCCGTTATCGATGACTCAGTCAATGACAATTGACGCGAAGATTCGAAAAGCAGCAAGTAGTCCATATGGATACGGCCTGACGTGGAACCTATTAAGTCCGCGTCAACTTGCGATTTTAGCGGCTTTGAAGATCACCCATTAGACCAAAGAGCATTTGATAGCAAGATCTGCTATCGGCGCCTAATTAAGCGCTTTAAACTCTAAGGGTTTAGACCGGGTAACATACCTGCTAGGTTGTTGTCCGATTTTGGTGTTATTCACCGTTAAAATCTATCTACTCATTGCCTTAGCCAAGTTTGTTCCCCTGGCAAGGAATGGACCGCAATGAGTTAACCGCCTGTAAAACTTTGGAGGTCAACTTCTATGTTTGCTGATCCACAAACGGTCACCGTTAATGCTGTAGCTAAGGTCATGCCGAGGATACAGGTTGAAGGTACCAAAAGTACATATCAACTTGCTGATGAGACTTATCGTCTCACCATCTCGCATACGAAGTCAAATGATCGAATTCGATCTATGGTTCGTATTGACCAAAGAGCCGTAGTCACAAATCCTTTGGATTTGACTAATGATTACGATACTCTTAGCTTCTATTTCGTAATCGATAGGCCCGTTTACGGGTTTACGACAGCGCAAATAGAACAGCTGGTCGCAGGTCTTAAGACCTGGGCTGATAACACCGCAGTCGATAAACTTATAGGCAGCGAAAGCTGACTAGAAAGCGATCTCGAACTGCTTTTAGGGTGTTGGTGCCGTTTGGTCGGTACCAATACTGGTACTGACTAAGTAGACTGTGAAGCTTGAAGCCGACCCCCTGATTAAGGAGGCAGCTTGAAAAGCAACGCAAGTGACTACCTAAAGTTGGTACATAGCGTCTATATAGATGCCTGTGCCAAGTGTGTCGCTGATGTCTCTGATTTACGTGATCTTGAAACAATTAGATCACGGGTCAAAGATGAAGGGCTATCGTTTCTTACGATAACCCTCCCCCAATTTTGCCGAGACTTCGAAAGAAGCTTGGCAAATGGGATAATTGACTCTTCATATTTTCGGAGTTTCCGAAAGTATGGAGCAATCCCTGCATTTTTGCAAGGTATGTTCAGTCAAGTCTTTGACCATGAGACGGGAAGGATTGTTAGTAATGAAGAACAAAAAAGCTCGAACGTTATCTCGTGCGTCGAGGGGATCAGGCAAATCTGCCTGCTCTTCAAGAAACTCGAGATCAGCTGTTCCCCCTTGCGGGAGAAAGCTGCGTTCGAAAACTTCATCACCATTGAGCGATCTTTTGATGCATTTTCATTGTCCGAGTCAGAGAAGGCTAAGTTTCTTAGCATCTCTGATATGTTATGGGGTGTTATGGTTAGTAAAATTTTACTATCCAAATGCACTCCCAAACATGGTCCCGGACAGACTGCCGAACATATTTCCGGAAACGGAAAGTATGTATGGCAGCGCTGGCATGATCGCCTTGAGCCTTATTTCCCTGTCGTGGATAACGCGTACCCTTTGGGTATTAGTTGTCAGCTTCAGGAGCTCAATTTGTTATCGATTGTACCAGAGGATCAGGAGCAACCTGTAAGGGTTGTTTCTGTTCCTAAAACGCTCAAAAGTCCCCGTATCATCGCTATAGAGCCTTGCTGCATGCAATATGTGCAGCAAGGGATTCAAGTTGTCCTAACTAGGGCTCTTGAATACGAAAACTGGTTTTCCTCTGGTCATGTAAATTTTACTGACCAGAGTATAAACCAGAGGCTCGCGAATGATTCTTCGACCACAGGTCAATTAGCAACGATTGATCTATCCGATGCAAGTGACCGGGTTCCCCATGATCTTGCTATGGAGATGTTTCGAACAAATCCTGTTTTACAGGAAGCGATCGAAGCTTGTAGGTCGAGACGAGCTGAACTTCCCTCTGGTGAGATTATCTCACCTTTGAAGAAGTTCGCCTCGATGGGTAGCGCTCTCTGTTTCCCCGTGGAAGCCATGTACTTCTACACTATTTGTGTAGTGGCTCTCCTCGAGGTTCAGAACCTTCCCGAGACACGCAGAAACATCTTTAATGTTTCTCGCGATGTCTATGTATTTGGTGACGACATTGTCGTCCCCACTACATATGCGAACGTTGTTCTCGATTACCTGCAAAAGTATAATTGCAAGGTAAACACTGATAAGACTTTCTTAAGTGGAAACTTTCGAGAGTCCTGCGGTGAAGACGCTTTTCAAGGAGAACGGGTTACACCCGTGTACCTTAAGAAGCCTGTCCCTGAGAACAAGCAAAGTGCCGACGCGTTAATTTCTTGGTGTTCCTCAGCAAATGCCTTTTACAAAAAGGGCTACTGGAGAACATCTTCTCTACTCTTTCGTAAGATAGAGAGGATACTAGGGCTTTTGCCCTATGTATCCGAAACGAGCGCGGCATTAGGCCATAACTCGTACCTAGGTTATCGTTCCACCGAAAGGTGGAATCGTGACCTTCAACGCTTTGAAATAAAAGCGTGGGTGGC